ATAAGAGTTAATTCAAATAGTCAGAAAACGCACACATTGCATATAAGTAGTAATAGAATTAAGCGAGGTGAAAAAATGATCCCTAACCCAACTTATATTATTGTTCCCAGTTATGGAGTGAGATCATGCACAACATACTTTCTCGCAGTCAATTAGATGAATGGAGACATTTTGAAAATACTCTAGATGAATGTGAGATAGAAAATCAAAAACTAAATGACTACTATGAATGTCTAATCGAGTGCGATCTTCTGAACGCATCACAATGTAAACGTATTTGTAAGAGGATACTCCTATGACCTAAAACTCCTATAAATAAAACTACCGTGTGAAGGAAGTAACACTGCGAGGGGTCTAAGCACCCCTCTTTTTTTATGCTAAATAATTTTATACTGGATCTTTTATCATGGACTATAAACCATATTCCCAAGAGTGGCATCGAAAGAGATACCTGAAAGAAGCACTTGATAAGTATCTTGACGATTACATTGAGAACGATATAATCATGAATGATATTCTAAGTATTATCTGTGAGCGGCAAGACCGAGCACATGCAGAGTATCACAAACTCGAAGATCTAGAACTAAAATTGCGGGACTAACGTATGCTATCTACGAAGTACAGACTCCGACTGGAGTTCATCTGTAAGAAGATCGCTAACAATGAAGAAGTAAAACTAGAAGATATGATCTGGGCAGAGAAACTTGCCAAGGCTCATACAACTGCTAGAGACTGGTTAAACAAAGCACGTCGTCAATCAAATGGTATCGAAGAAGGTAGCATCGACGATTTTATGAATAAGATGGGATTAGGCGACCCCGACCCATCTAATCACAGAACGGGGTTTGATGGTGCCGATGAAATTGTAGATTGGTTCCAAAGAGATAAACCTGATGATTGGAGGCAGCGTGACTGAAAAGATCACTCCTGAGACATATGAAAAAATGAATAAAGAGTTTGAGGAGGATGGTCTTGCCTTCCGAATCAACGTCCCTACCCAAGAACAAATCGACGACTGGTTAGAAAAATGCAAGCAGTAATCTACAGCAACGGCAATCAGGAATGCGAACGGGCTAAAGTTCTCCTGGAGAAACTCAACTTTCAGATTCAAGAATACAAACTAAATCAACACTTTTCAGCAAGAGGTTTTGTTGAAGAGTTTGGTGAGGAAGCAGAATATCCCCAAGTCAATGTCGGTTTCCGCCATATTGGTGGATTAAAAGATACACTCAATCACCTGAAGAACGAAGGGGTGATTACCTAAATAGTAGAAAAGACCAATGGCAAACTGGTACAACGAACAGTTAACAAATAGGAACTTTCTTTCTCCAATTGGATTTATTTTCATCTTGGATAAAGCAAGAAAGGTTTCGTTCTTGTGCCAAAAAGCGGAGATCCCTACAGTAGAATTGGGTCAGGTTGATATTCCTACTCGTGGTTTGGTTCCCATTCCAGTAGAAGGAAATATGAGATACAGTGATTTCTCAGTTGAATTCATTGTTGATGAAGACCTGAAAAATTATATGGAATTGCACAATTGGATGCGTGCATTAGGAACTCCTCAAGAGTTGGCAGAAAGAAAAACTTGGAAAGAATTGCATGAGAAGACACCTACCCAAGATGGTAGATTTTCTGATGCCACACTTCAAGTTTTAAATAACAACAATAATGCTAATTTTGATGTGGTCTTTAAAGATCTGTTTCCAGTAAATTTATCAACTCTCTCATTTGACGTTACTGCAAACGATAACGATTTCTTCACAGCAACTGCCACATTCAGGTATACTCTGTATGAAATCAGAAACGTTAATAGTGCTACCCGTAGATGACCGAAAACAATTTGCCCGAGTGGAAGAAACGCGCTCTTGCTGATCCAAGCGTGAAATATAAGCAAGCGCGTATTATAATGGAAGGACCAAAGTGTTTAACTGACGCATGGTTCCTTCAAGCAATGAAATTTAAGTATTCTCTTAGTAATGAACCTAGAACAACTTCAGACAATGTGGAAGACTGATTCCAAACTGGATGATGATCTTCACGATAATGATTCTCTAGCAATTCCTCAACTCCATATGAAATACATGGAGTTTCATAATACTTACTCTCTTATGAAAAAGGAAAGAGAGATAGAGATGAAGCGTCTTGTAAAAAACAAATGGTTGTACTACAAAGGTAAAGCACCATCTTCAGTGTATAAGGAGATGCCATTTGATCTCAAACTTACATCTAAAGAAGAGATCTCTATGTTTATTGAAGCAGATGAAGACATCGGTAAACTTCAATACAAAATTGACTACATAGACCAGGTGCTCTTCTTTCTCGATGGGGTCTTGCGGATGATTAACAACCGCACCTATCACATCAAAAATGCCATTGAGTGGAAGAGGTTTCAGAGTGGATTCTAATGAACTACGGTCTATATTATAAAGAAGTTTCTTTTAATCGCCAGGCGATGCAAGTGGTCAACACTGCATTGTCTGGCAATAATTTTAAGTGGGAAGAAAGTAGATTATACAATCAAAAAAATCAAACAAGACGGCAGTCTAAAACAGCATGGGTGAAAGATGAACCACTCTACATCATGCTGCTAAAGATGGTAAAAAGTGTCAACAGATCTGCTGGTTGGAACTTTAATATCAGTGGCATAGAACCTGTGCAGTATGGGTTATACGAACCTGGTGGAACATATGACTGGCATGTGGATCAGCATCCAAGACCCGTCAGAGGTAACGTACGAAAAATTAGCATGTCACTTTTCCTCAATGATGACTACGAAGGAGGGGAGTTTGATTTGGAGATATATAGTCCTAGAGAGGATCCTCGCTATAAGACCTTCAAGTCAAAAGCAGGGACCGCTCTTTTTTTTCAGGGTGATCAGTGGCACAGGGTTAGACCTGTAACATCAGGATTGCGTAAATCTCTTGTAGCATGGTTTTATGGACCTCCTTATTCGTAAGAAGAATGAAGTATATCTTAAGGTTGAGGCAGAACCTCACATCAATTATGAGTTAGCAGACTTCTTTACCTTTGAGGTAGAGTCTGCAAAATTTATGCAGAAACAAAAACGTTGGAGGGGATGGGATGGAAAAATCCGCCTGTATTCCCCAGCAACGGGAGAGATATATGTCGGTCTCCTAGACTATCTCATGGACTGGGCGGATGAGAAGGGATATAAGTATCGCATGGAAGACTGTAAGTATTTCGGTCATCCATTAGAACAGAATGACTTTGTTACTCCCAAGTCGGTTGTAGGGTTCGTAAAATCACTGCACCTACCCCCGAGTCTGAAGGTAAGGGATTATCAATATAAGGCAATTTATGAAGCACTGAAACACAACAGGCGATTGTTGCTGTCCCCCACAGCATCAGGAAAGTCTTTGATGATTTATGCATTGGTGAGATTTCATGTAAATGTAGGTAGAGAGGTATTAATTGTAGTCCCGACTACTTCTCTTGTAGAGCAGATGTACAAAGACTTTGAGGAATATGGATGGATGTGTTCCGAAAATTGCCACAAAATATATGCGGGGCAAGAAAAATACACGAAACATCAGGTAGTAATCACCACTTGGCAATCGATCTATAAAGAACCTCGTAAGTGGTTTGACAGGTTTGACGTGGTAATCGGTGACGAGGCGCACCTTTTCAAAGCTAAATCTCTTACTTCTTTGATGGGTAAGCTTCATGGGTGTAAGTATCGTGTTGGATTTACAGGAACGCTTGATGGTGCAAACGTCAACCAGTTAGTTCTAGAGGGTGTGTTTGGCAGATGCTCCCAGGTAACAAGAACTAATCAATTAATGGCAGCAGGTCATGTTGCCAAACTCAAAGTTAAGATTGTGCTGATGAAGCACGAGGAAAAACTTTTTGAAGGATACCAAGATGAAATTAGTTACCTTGTGGAGCATGAAGGTAGAAATAAATTTATCCGCAATCTCGCGTGTGATCTCAAGGGAAACACATTAGTTCTATTCAACTATGTAGAGCGGCACGGAGTGCCTCTTTACGAAATGATAAATAGTCACACAGATAGACCCGTGCATTTTGTGCATGGTGGTGTAGATGTTGATGACCGCGAAGACATCAGGTTGCTTACCGAACAATCTGATAATGCAATCATTGTTGCCTCATATGGCACATTCTCTACAGGCATTAACATTAAAAGATTACATAACGTTATTTTCGCTTCTCCTTCTAAGTCCAGAGTGAGGAACCTTCAATCTATAGGTCGTGTTCTGAGGAAAGGGGAAAATAAATCACAAGCAACATTATATGATATTGCAGATGATATCTCTACTGATAGAGGTAACAACTACACTCTCAATCACCTGATGGAAAGAGTCAAGGTATATAACGAAGAAAAATTTAATTATGAAATCATAGATGTAAAAGTAAAAGCTTATGATTAATTACGCAAGACACGACGAAGAATTCTACGGAGTATTCAAACTAGTTAGTGGAGATGAGGTGCTTGGTAAAGCGGTTCTCACAGAGGACAATGGTCAAACTCTTGTTTTTATTCAAGAACCTGTTTGCACTCAAATTATTACCAAAGAAACTGAAGATGGTCGCACCGTCAGAGGAATTGGATTTGCAAAGTGGATGCAATTTTCTAATGAAGACTTCTTTATCCTCACCGAAAAAGATATTATTACAGTCACTTCTATGAGTAAAGAAGTTACCATAATGTACGAAGCATACATTATGAGTGAAGATGAGGATCGTCGAGATGAAAAAAAGATTGAACTCCAAGAAGAGATGGGTTACCTGGGTAAAATTGACCAGGCAAGAAAAAATCTAGAAAACATCTTTAGAGGTCCATCTCATCAATAAAGCTATATTATTTCTGAACCCTTAACATGGTTATTCTACAGAGAATTGACACTTCTGTCAAGTGTGCTATAATGAACACAAAGCAAAAAACTATATGAAGACTGTAAAAAAACAAAAACAACACTACGTTGATAATCAAGAGTTTCTTGCTGCGATCATCAAGTACAAGGAACAGGTAGAGATTGCTAAAATCAAGGGTCTCCCTAAACCTCGTGTCAATAATTATATTGGTGGTTGTTTTTTAAAGATTGCAACTCACCTATCATATAGACCAAATTTCATCAACTACATGTATAAAGATGATATGGTCTGTGATGGTATTGAAAATTGCATCCAATATATTGACAACTTCAATCCAGAGAAATCTAAAAATCCTTTTGCATATTTTACACAAATTGTTTATTATGCATTCTTGAGACGTATTGCTAAAGAGAAACGTCAGTTAGATATCAAAGAGAAAATCCTTGAGAAATCTGGATACGACCATGTATTTGCAGTTGACGGAGATGGAGGATCCGAGTATAATCAGATCAAGTCTCGTGTTGAACTGAACTCTAAACGATGAAAATACTTCTGATTACCGACCAGCACTTTGGAGTTCGTAACGATAATCAGCATTTCATAGATCATTATAAAAAGTTTTATGGCGAAGTAGTGCTTCCTTTCATAGATGCACATAAGATTGATACGGTCATTGCCTTAGGAGATACCTTTGACAAACGTCGATCTATCAACTTTATGTCGCTGGAAGCATCAAAAGATATGTGGTTTGATCCTCTTGCAGAGAGGAACATTCGTATGCACATGCTTGTAGGGAACCATGACATCTACTACAAAAACACTCTACGAATTAATGCCCCAGCAGAACTCCTTCTGGGATACAGCAACATCACAGTCCACGATACACCTACTACCGTTGACTTTGATAGTGTTCCTATTCTTCTTCTGCCTTGGATATGTGACGACAACCGAGACAGAATTTTCGACGTTATTACCGAAAGTGATGCTCCTGTCTGCATGGGCCATCTTGAACTTAACGGTTTTGAAGCTCACCCTGGTCATGTAATGCTAAACGGCATGGATAAGTCGGTCTTCAAAAAATTCAAAAGAGTTTTTAGTGGCCATTATCACATGAAATCGAAGAAGGATAACGTTACATACTTAGGTAATCCTTATCAGTTGTATTGGAATGATTATGGATGCAAAAGAGGATTTCATGTCTTCGATACTGAAACTCTCAGGACGACTTTCTACAGAAATCCTTTTGACATTTTTCATAAGCTCTATTATAATGACGGAGTTACTCTACCAGATGCAAACGAACTCGAAGGAGCATTCGTCAAACTCATTGTAGAGCAAAAAAGTAACTATGCTAAGTTTGATCATACTGTAAAAGAACTCCAAGACATGTCTCTTGGAGATTTGAAGATTGTAGAAGATCTTGGAGTTGAACTTGAAGGTAGTAATTCGGTGATGGAAACCGAAGACACAATGACCCTTTTGGATAACTACATAGATGGAATAGATCTCAAAGCAAACAAATCTAATATTAAAAGTGTAATGAGGTCATTGTACATCGAAGCAGCAGAACTCTAATGTTTGTCCTTACCGATACTAAAACTGGTGGTATTTACGCTGTAAACACCAAAGAATACACTAAGAGTGTCACTGTTTTTGAGGATCGTGATGACGCACAAAGATATGTTCAACTTCTAGAAGCGGAAGATTATGAAGATAATCTAGAAGTTATGGAAGTTGATAAAGATGTTATTGCAGTCAATTGCAAAACATATGGTTATAGTTACTCTATTATTGAAAAAGACGATCTTATTGTTCCCCCGTAATGATTACATTTGAAACTATTCGCTGGAAAAATTTCCTCTCTACGGGGGACCAGTGGACTGAGATTGATTTTTGTGAGTCACCTTCGACTCTGATTGTAGGAGAAAATGGTGCAGGTAAGTCAACTATGCTTGACGCCTTGTGCTTTGCTTTATTCAATAAACCCTTTCGTAAAGTTAACAGAGGGCAGTTAGTCAATAGTATCAATGAAAAAGGAACCAAGGTAGAAGTTTGTTTCTCTATTGGTAAAGATGACTATCGTGTATTCCGAGGTATCAAACCCAATGTCTTTGAACTTTACAAAAATAATAAACTGGTTGACCAGGACGCCGCCGCCAAGGACACACAAAAGTACCTTGAACAATCCGTGCTCAAACTTAACTTTAAGTCATTTACCCAAGTCGTCATTCTTGGGTCCAGCACCTTTGTACCCTTCATGCAACTCGCGGCTGCTCACAGACGAGAAGTAATTGAAGATCTGTTGGATATCAATATCTTCTCAAACATGAATGCTTTGTTGAAAGATAGGGTTAGAACTGCTCAGAGTCAATCTATTGACTGTGGACATATGCTTCGTCTCACAAAAGAAAAGGTTGATAGTCAACAGAAACTAATTGACTCTTTGACAGAAGTAAACCAAAATCGTCAGGAAGAGAAGCAAGAAAAGTATAATAAGAATAGTGAGCGTATCAAGAGTCTACAAGAAAAGCACAAACTAAAGAAAGAAGAAACTCTTTGTCTAGAAGAACAAATGGGTGATATCGAACCCCAGAAAAAGTTTGTTCGTAAATTACGTCAGAGTCAGTCAGATAAGAAGTCTGAACTGAAACTGATCGCGAAGGATCTGAAGTTCTTCAAAGAACATGATACCTGTCCTACTTGCAGTCAAGATATTGGTGGTTTGTTTAAGCAAGAGAAGGTAAGTACAATGTCTAAGTCAGGCAAACTTCTTGCTAAAGAGATTGAAGCGTTTACAAAAGATATTGATGAAGCGGTAGAAGTTGTTACTAAGATGGAAGATACTTCTGCAAAACTGTATGAACTTCGTAGTGATACTACTGCAGTTGAACGAGAGATTGTTCGTGTTGAAATGGAGAATCTGCAGATTGCAAAGGAGATTACTGAACTTCAGCAGAGCACTCCTAACATCGATCAAGAGAAAGAAATACTTCAAGGGTATCAATCTGAATATTCTGTCACAGAGAAAGATTGTTCTGCTGTTAGTCAACAACTAGATGAGTTCCAAGTTGTAGCATCACTGCTAAAAGACTCTGGTATCAAACGTCAGATTATCAAGAAATACGTTCCTATCTTCAATCAACTTATCAATAAATATTTGCAAAGCATGGATTTCTTTGTCAACTATACCCTTGACGAAGAGTTCAACGAAGTTATTAAGAGTCGTTTCCGTGACGAGTTCTCTTATGCATCCTTCTCTGAAGGTGAAAAGCAAAAGATTGACCTGGCACTTCTATTCACTTGGCGTGAAGTTGCTCGCATGAAGAACAGTGTTGCTACCAACCTGCTGATTCTTGATGAGGTATTTGATAGTTCTCTCGATGCATCTGCTACTGGAGAACTACTTGCAATCCTCCGTAGTCTTGGAATGGGAACAAACGTATTTGTTATTTCCCATAAAGGTGATATACTTGTAGACAAGTTTTTACGTACGATTCGATTTGAAAAGGTAAATGATTTTTCAAAGATGTCAGACGATTCTTAAGATCTGGAAATATAGTTTAGGTAGTTTCAGTGACGACAAGACAGCTCCTTACGATAATTATGTTGCTGGCATACGCACCATTATATTTGTTAGTTACATGGTCACTAACGCTTTTATTGTATCGGGGGTCATACGGCATTGGGACAATGTAAAAACTGTCCCACCTGTTGCCCATTGCCAGCAACCTCTGCTATAATACATATGTAACCAACGGAGGAGAATGAACACTCAGGAAGTAAAAGGAACGCTTGCTAAACTGCTTGCCACCGAAAACCTTACTGTAGAGCATCGTAAAGTAAGCACTGCTTGTTTCGATGTTGACAAACGTCTGCTCATCCTGCCTATCTGGAAAACCGCTTCTAACACCGTCTATGACCTTTTGGTTGGACATGAAGTTGGTCACGCTCTCTACACCCCCAATCAAGACTGCAAAGGTGTCTCTAAGGCATTTGTTAATGTCCTAGAGGATGCTCGTATTGAGCGTATGATGAAAGTGACCTATCCTGGTCTTCGCAAATCTTTCTTTGAAGGTTACAAAGAACTGTGGGATCGTGATTTCTTTGGTGTTAAGAATGATGATCCCCAAACTCTGTCCTTGATTGATCGCATCAATCTTTACTTCAAGGGTAATCCTAATATTCCATTTGCCGACGAGGAGATGGTATGGATCAATCGTGCAGAGAATACAAAAACTTTTGAGGATGTCTTGCAACTATCTAAAGAGTTGTATGATTATGTTTCCGAAAAGCAAGAGGAACCTCAAGAGTTTCCTCCTATGCCTTCTTCTAAAAATGGAGAAAAGCAAGCGGATCGTGAAATCGAAAGTAGCGATGACGGAGAATCTGAGCAGCAAAGTGAAGAGTGGCCGACTGAAAATGATCCAGAACAGGATCACCGTAATGATCGTGATTTCTCTAAGGATGATGCAGACCTTGAAACCCCTTCGTATCAAGGTAGTGCAGACATTGATGAAACTAAGTCTATAACTGATGAAGCACTTGCTCAAGCACTTGAGACTCTTGTTGATGATAACGCTAAGGAATGGGTGTATCTCAATGCACCAGATCCTAAGGTTGAAGATTTCATAACTCCTTTCAACGTCACTCAATACAATTTGTATAATCATTTCTACGATCAAACTCGTGATAGTGTTTGGCATGAAAATGTTCAGTATGCTGTAGATCACTACAACTCTTTCAAGAAAGATACTCAGAAGACTGTCAACTATCTGTGTAAGCAGTTTGAAATGAAGAAGTCTGCAGAAGAATATCGTCGTGCTGCAACTTCTAAGACTGGTGTTCTTGACACTAACAAACTGCACACCTACAAGTACAATGACGACATCTTCAAAAAAGTTACTGTTATTCCTGAAGGTAAGAATCACGGTCTGGTGATGTATCTTGACTGGTCTGGTTCTATGCAGAGTCAGTTGCTTGACACTCTGAAGCAAACCTATAATCTCATTTGGTTCTGTAAAAAATCTGGTATTCCGTTCAGGGTGTATGCTTTCCAGTCTGGATATGGATACAGTGATATGGACGAGAATGCCAATCAAAAAGAAGGTCAACTTGCTATTGCTTCTGACTTCCGTCTTCTTGAGTTCTTTTCTTCTCGTCAGAATGCAAAGTCTCTAGATAAATCCATGCAACTTGTTTATACACAAGTGTTTGCTATGGGTGGTTGGCGTCTTTCTTATCTGAGTGAATATACTCTGGGTGGCACTCCTCTCGCAGAAGCAGTTTATTGCACTCGCAATATTGTAAACACCATGAAGAAGGTTGAAAGAGTGAGTAAGGTCAATGTCATTTGCCTTACTGATGGTGAATCTAATCCTATGAGTTATGTTCACCGCTTTGAAGACGATCATCCATACCGTGCTGGTGAATGTAAGTATCAGTATCTGTGCCACACTCGTGGTAAAGTTTTCTTCCTTCGCGATCCTAAGACTGGATACACTCGTAAAATCTCACATCATCCTTATGAAACTACAAAGGAGATCGTATCTTTCTATCGTGAAATTACTGACTATAACTGGATTGGTATTCGTCTCTGTGCAAAAGGTGACTTGACTAAACTTGTTCGTGAGTTTGCACATGATGAAATCGACGCTATTGATAAGCAGTGGAAGAAAGAACGTTTTGCTTCAATCAAAAATCGTGCTGGTT